AATCAGCGCATCCTTGAACACGCTATAAAAAAGCAGGAAGGCTTCGTTGTCTTTCTGCAGTACGATGTGGTTTACGTAGTCCGTCGCTTGCTTCGCGCTCTCTTCGTCTTCTGGCGACATCGGAACATACTCAACAACTGAGGATGAACCGAAAAAGACACGTAGCAAACTCGGCAAAATTGCGTGAACAGTGTCATGCACGTCGCGACTCACAACCCTGGATCTGGTCTGGTCAAGATCTTTATCACCTGCTAGCGATTTTCCGCGATACGCAGTCTGCCATTCCTCTCTATTACCCGCAACTTCTTCTTCCGCGTAACTAATTGCGTCTTCGATCATAGTCTTCAGTAATCCTGGTAAATCCTCGGGGGTAACTCCGGGCTCACGCCCGCGAGAATCACTGGATTCCACATCTATTTCTTCGAATTCTCCCGCTTCCATCGCGGCAGACATCTGATCTATCTGTCTAGCGTTAATCGTTGTGATAGGCATGGTTAATTCTCTCAGCCGTAGCCAATGAGCCGACGTTTAATCGCCTTCTTGTTCGCTTTGCGCCCCGTTATAATGGTCGCGGGCTCGCTAGCAAACGATAATACCACACAATCCGCTAGATCGGGGGACCTTTTTCCCCTACGTCTCATCTCTTCTTTGCTCTCGATCTTCAACTTTCCATTGGACATGAAAGAATAAGTCGGCGAAATGCTATCCTCCACCAACTCACGAGATTTTGGCAACTTCCCTATCCCGCTTTCCAACCAATGCCTGTATTCCAACCAGAGATGATCGCGCAATTTGTAGCCATCAGAAAGAACGAGCGAGGACTCACTGACGTTGATACCTGTTACAGGGAGTCCAAGCTCGAGTAAGCGATCGACGACACCTGCACCCACGCCGATCACATCAATCAATATCTCATCTGGCTTGTCGTCATTGTTCGCCGCATCGTACTTATGCTTTATCCAGCCGACAATGGCCATCGTACTCATGCCCTGCTTCTGTTCAAGCCAAGTCACGACGGATCCGATTCTCTCGCCGATCACAGTCCTGTCAGTGCCGTACCGCGCAGGGTCGCACATCCACAGACGCCTTACCCCAGTCTTCGGCACAACGATATCTCGATTCATCGCAGCCTCAACTGAAGTGCGACTTATCAATGTGTCGTCGTCAGTAAGCGGAAATTCCCCAAGCACTCGAACTCTGTACTGGTTACTCTCTTCGCCATAGGTCTTTCTGATCTGCTCGACGAATCGCTTGTCAACCCTCTTCGACTTCGACGCGTCTATATGATATAACTTCCAGTCATCTTTCAATTCATGATGCGTTCTATAGAACAACCCGCTCAATCGAGTAGGGTTGCCAGTCAATATCGTCGTAGCATTAAAGCCAGACATCGATCCCTGCGCTGACTCAAAAACCTCTTCAGGAATACCTGGCGCCTCGTCTGCGATCAACAGTACATGTTCGCTATGCACGCCCGCTAACGCCTCAGGCTTTTCTTTGGTAGAAGTCCTGACTGAAATGAACCCTTCCTCAGGCGCAGCAGCAAGAACTATCCTATCAGATTTTATTTCGAAAAGAGGACGAAGAGCAGCGGGCAGTTTCTTGAACATCGATTTCGTTTCAGCCCATAAAGCATCATAGAGCTGAGGGGCGGTAGGCGCAGTCATGACAACCTTAAAAGGATATCTTGTACAGGCGAACCATACGGTAGCCATTGCTAACCCTGTGGACTTTCCTGTACCGTGGCCAGATCGCACGCTGATCAGTCGACCCCCTGCGGCAACATCCTCTAAGAGATCAGCCTGCCAGGGATCAGGTTCCATACGTAACACATTCTGAATGAATTCAGTGGGAGCGCTATAGTATCTTGCAACGAAGTCCATGAAAACGTTGTTCATATAGATAGTATATCACGAAGAACCCTGATACACCATTATAGTTTGAAATAGTATATAATAGAAGAGAACTGCAGATATAGATATAGTTCTATATTGCATAGAGATTTTTAATAGGAATAGAAAATGACCGTAAGGCTATCTGAGGTATGGTGGGCTGGGCTGTGAAAGACCGGGGGCCCCACATTGCCGCGTCCCACTTGCCCACACCCCGCGGTGGTGTAGTGCTATACCTAAGTACAGCACTACACCACCACCACACTACACCACTACACCACCACAGCACCAGGCCTGTGGTGAAGCTCGCCACTTTGTGGCGTAATTCGCCACTGGTTAATCTCGCCAATGTGTGGTGTATCTCGCCAGTTCAAGTGGTGGCGGGGTGGGGTGGTGAATCCCGCCACTAAGTGGTAGAAAACGCCACTCGACCCCACCCCACTATGGCTTTATACCGATTCGGTATATAGCGGTAATTTAACACTACCTTCGCACCGGCTTAACACCCGCGGGGTTATAATGGCTACACTAAATACGGAAGTATTTAGCCCTTAAACCCACCACCTGGAGAGGTAGTGTCATGATTATCGAGAAATCACAGTTCGTCACAAAGGTTTTTGGCGCACACTGCCACGAGCGCGTGTATATTGCACTCGAGTTGTATGGACCCGCCACAAAGGAAACACTCGCCACTTGCGCGAATACCACGCCCGCAGTCGTCGCCAACGCCATCCACGATTGGAAGCGCGGCAAATACACCCGCACCAATGTGCCGGTCTTCCCCGTTGTCACGCGCGAGAAAGTGGGGAATTCGAATGTGGCAGTCTACGCCCTCCCCGCACCAAGCGCCCAACTCGAACTTGAGTTGCCCACCGCCTAAGTCCGATCAAGCCCACCCCTTCGGGGGTGGGTTTTTTATTGCCCGATCCTTGCCCAGGATCCGCCACTTGTTTCTTATAATCAAGAGCATATAGACATATACACATACAACACCTCTTTAAAACACAGACTGGTATAATGGGTTAATCCCACAGGAGGATTACCATGTTTGTCGCTATACTTGTAGACCCAACTGGCAAGATCATACATTCAGTCCATTCTGATAATTCTATATGTGCAGTAAACCACTTATTAAGAGATGCAGAAGATCTCTTCGATCACCCACATATTACATTGATACCAGATGGGAACATCACCCCACCAGTTGATGGTGGTCACTACATCACAGTATTCACCTCGATAAGATAGGAGTAAGATCATGTTCGTCGCTATACTTACAGATACCGGTACCAAGAAGGTTGTTTGTTCAGCCCACGGCGAGGGCGCACTCCACGCCTTCGTAGAACTCAATGAGCACTTACAAAACATGTCACCTGTTGATAGAATGGCCATTTATGACCGCAACATCGGCGTCAATGCCCAGGGTGATCTGAATTTCCCTAACAACTGCATTTATACCCATGTAGTGACCATCATCGAAGTGGTAAACTTCGCGGACACACTATCATGAGATACGCTTGCACATTGATCGATACTCATGAAGCCGAGATAGTGACCACTGTACTTGGTGAGACCAAGATCGACGCATTAACAAGAATGGTATGGCATATCATGTACGATGTCAAAGACCATGACATCGAGTTCAAGGATGTCGATTTCAAGAAGGACACAGGCGACATCAACATTAAGTCGAATAAATACAGATACATTGTAACTACGAGTCACATTCAGAAGTAAACTTCGTAGACACAAAGAGCACCTCTTTCATTTCAAGAGGGGTATAATGGTTTTAGTGGTAGAACTACCACTATGTAGACCCGATGTTTAACAATAAGACTTTTTCTCTCCCAGAGGAGGACATTCATGCATATGATGTTGTTAATACCTTTGAACTCCATAGCTGAAGACGTGTTGACTGAGTTGCACCAAGATACAGGGATCGATGTTGGGTCCTTCAACAGTGGCGTAACGATGCCGACCCTGGAAGAAGTTGATGATGCGGCAGGTGATTTCTTGCAAACACACAAAGAGCACTTCGCTGACCATTTTCTCTTCGACAGTTGGGCTCAAGCTACATCAATGGATCACGAACTCAACGACCATTCAGGTGTTTTCATTCTCAAGCTTGTGGAGTTATGACATGTTCACAGCCTTATTCGTTGACACATACCACGCTGAGATCATGTTTTGCACTGTTGGCGAAGATATACACAAAGCCATCGCCAAGTTGATGCGTGTAGTTAAAGACGCGCCATTGGAAGTTCGGGAAGAAATTCGGTTAAGCGATATAGAATTTAATCCCGAGAAAAGCCTGGACGGATGGGGTGGAGATTACCGCTACCACATCACCACTGCACGTATCGACAATTAAGCCTCAATGTAGCCACTTGGATTCAGGTGGCTATGTTGAGGGTTAGCGCCCTCTGTATGTCCTTTGACCAATTGGAGAAATGCAATGATCATCGCAACACTTTTCGACCGTAAGAAACAGCAGGTAGTGCTTTCGGTGGCCAGTCATTCACAAATGACCGCCGCATTCAACCTGTCCAGGGCAACGCTCAAGTCTGAGTACGCTGAAACATACAAGGCTCAGAAGATCGATGTCAATGGGATCACCGGCTTCTACGGGGTCGAGCCAAGTGACAAAGGGAACGACAACAACATGGTTGTGACGCTCCTGGAAGTCAAGCGCGACCTCGAGTACTTCGGCCGGTTCTTGATCAACATCATCGCCAAGGACGAGCTCACTGGCCAGGAAGAACCTGCATGCTTCTGTTTGATGGAAGGGCCATTCAAGGACGTGGCCGATTTCGCAGCCGAACAAGCCCGTCCGCTTGAAATGGATGGTACCCAGTACGACATCTACATAAGCGAGCTGGTCAGTGAAGCCAACTCAAGAAGCCCGATCCTGGATAAGCCAGCCAACGAACTGGTTTGCTAGCCAGGAGCTTTTTGATATAATAGGTCGTACCTTTGGTGCAATCATCTCTCGCTTGAGAGATGATTGCCACGAAGGTCAATCTCGATCTTCGACACCACCTCTATGGAGAATAACATGAACGACAAGACTGTGACAAAGCAAGACCTCGTGGACCTGCACAACAACCTGACTGAAGAAGCCGATCACGTGAAGGGCTTTCGCTCAGTCGGTGCCGGCCGCGAGAAAATCATCGAAGTCCTGGGCACGTACGACGCTGAGGAACTCGCTGCCTTGACCGAAGCTCAGATCGCAAGCCTGGAAGCAGCCGGAATCAGCCTCGAAGAAGCGGCCGATGAAGAAGAGCTGGAAAAGGATGTGCCGCCGATGAAGGGTGGCAAGGAGAAGAAGGCCAAGAAGGAAAAGAAAGAGAAGGAAGAAGCTGGCCCGCGTGTATTCAAAGGCCAGGAGCGCGCAGATCCTCGTGTTGTCGCATGGTACGTCGAAGCACAGCCCAAGCGCGGTGACTTCGGTAACCACTGCCACGAACGTGTCTATGTCGCGATGGAGATCATCGGCCCAGCAACGAAGGAAGTCATCGCTGCCGCAGCCGGTACGTCAACCGCCGTCGTAGGCAACGCGATCCACGACTTCCGCAACAAGTCCCGGGACAACCTGTACCACACACGGGACGGCAAGACGAATGCTGTCCCGACCCGTAGGGTTGAGGGTGCAACGCTCTACGCCCTGGACGCAAGCCTGTTCCCCGCAGAAGAAGCCAAGCCTGCAAAGGAAGAGAAAAAGGCCAAGAAAGAATCAGCTGAATAATAGTTGAAGTCCAAGACAGAGTAGCCTCACCCTGAGGCTACTCGCTTCTCAGGAGATCATTGATGTCAGCTGTGGCTATCGCAGTACTCGTAGCCATATGGTTCTTTGTGAGCCTAATCCTACGATGGTTGTTTGGTCCTTGTGGATGCCTTGTAGTAAAAGCACTTGCCTGGACTGTCGCAGCGATTAACTTCCATCCTATACTACTAGTGTTTGCCTTGTTCAATGTGGCCTACTTAGTAGTGTACCGCTTCCCAGAGTTTGGGATGGAAGGCTTCGACTAACTTGAAAGCCCCGATTGCTACTGAGCAGTCGGGGCTTCTCTTTTGACTTCTTCTTCGGCTTCAAGCATCATCAGTGCCTGGGCCATCGTCTCCCCTGAGAACGCATTTCCAAGCTGACGCAGAAAAACACATATCATTCCCGCTCGTTGTTCTTCAGGAGCATATAGTGCAGTCAACTTGATCGCTGCATTGACACATGCGGCAGACGCTTCTGCTGGATTGTGGTTAACATCGTTGTCACCGTGCATTGCCACATCGAGCGAATGCGTTATTGCTGGCGCCAAGTCAGCCAGTATATTTCCTGCCAATCGGATCCTGGCCGCCGTGTTCTCTGCTTCATTACCCATTAGCTTAACAACTCCTCTATCGTTGGTTGATGTTCAATAACCTTTGTTACATGCTCTCCCTCGATCACTACACCTTCCTTGCCCTTCTTGATCATCTCACTCAATTGCCTCACAGCATCCAGGTGCTGCTCAGCGCTCGTCTTCACCTCGGCCTTGATCTGAATGCGATCGCCCCACAAGTGGGGATCAAGTCTTGCAGCGATCCACTTCATGTTATCTGCAATAAGCTTACCCTGCTGAGCATCCAACAACCCGGATTCCACCTGGTCACAGATATCTAGAATACGATCAGCCATTGCAGATGCTCGGATCACCCTCGCATTCTCATACTCTTTCACTTGCTCATCATTCAAGCCCGTTGCTAGCCAAGCACATACTCTCGTTGGCTTGAGCCCGAACGATCTTGCAAATGTACTTACAGACTGTCCGCCCATTACAGCATCGATAACAGCCTCAAAGAAGATTGGATCTTGCCTAATCTCTTTCCAATACAAGTCCTTTCCAGGAAGAGGATACCGACTCTTTACTTCCGCCAGGATTTCACTCGCTATTTTTACCATCGACGTAGTCCTCAAATATCCGAAACGCTTCTTCTACCGAATCGCATACTTTGACCATGTATCCTTCATCGATCAGTTTTACGATCACCCTTTCTTGCTCAACAGTAGTCCTACCTCCGGGCTTCTTGAACTCAAGAAAGAGTCCATGATATCCTCTTCTAGCAATTGCACAACACACATCAGGCACACCCGCTGTAACACCCATGCTCTTTAAAATCATTGCTGTCTTCAAGTCTCTCTTTCCTCCATTAGGGATAGCGAATACCAGCAATGCATATTCAGGACGCAGAAACCTTACGCGTCCGATGAACTGAATCTGAATCGATGTTTCCGACTTACCCATATTTGACATATTACCACACGATCTTCTTTTTTGACATATTAAACTTCTACTGATACCCGTTTCTTAACCATTTATATCCTCGCGAGCCTACCCCAGGAAGGCGAGGCACCCCTGAGGTGCCTCCCTTTAGGGGGAGGCATCTAATTAGTGGTTCCGTAACCCCATGATTTATATGGGAAAACGTGACACACGGCCAAATCACCATTTTTTCGCTATGCTGTTCCTATGTGTTTGATTTATAAACCAAAGAGTGACACACGCCCTTTTCTGTGTTTTTACTCCGTCCACCCCTTTTGTGTCACAGATCCTAAGTGTATGATTTATATGGGAATTCGTGACACACGGGGTATTTGCTCGATTTGCCACTTTTATCCTCGCAGACGCGTAAGTGTATGATTCTAAAGGGAAAGGGTGACACACGCGCCGTTCGCCACTTTTTCTAATACAGATCTGCATAAAATACCTCAAGAAACGTAAGTATATGATTTATATGGGAAACCGTGACACCTTAAGTTTTTTGCCAAAAAACCACCTTCAAGCCAGTTTAATCGGGTTCGTACCCTCAGCCAGGAGTTTAAGTTCCAGCCCCAGGGCGATGACATCACCAATCATGTCGCGTCCCACAGCTCTGCCAAATAGCCTCTGTGCCTGTCTTCCTGATCTTTGAAGTGTCCTCAAAGACAAGTTCTTATGTTCATTGGCTTCTAACCACTCAACGAGAATGTCCAGCAACCTCTTTGTTTCTTCCTCTTGCGCGGCCAGGAGTTCAACTTCCTTGAGCTTAGTCAGCGGAACTATCACACCGCCAATGCCTCTCTGAAACACTACATTCTCTAACCTGGCACTGTAATTCGCCTTCGTGAACTCTACGCACCCATAACTGCGATTCACCAAACTCTGGTCGCTCTCTAACACGCCATACTCAGCGAGCTCGTCTATAGTCACGTTCCTAATGCGCATACCCCATCTGACGCCACCGAAGAACGCGCTTGCTCCGCGTCCTGTCTCGTCCCCGATGTCGCTGTTATTCATCACACCCTTTCTGTCATGATGACATATGATCAACGAGCATCCGGCTTGCTTACACACTAACCGCATGAAGTTGACAAAGACCGACATGTCAGTGTTCGAGTTTTCCTCGCCGCCGTTGAACGCCGCCAGAGGGTCGATGATGACCATCAATGGCTCCGTAGGCCTCTTTGCCTTTACCATCCGCAGTTGCGATATCAGTCGAGTCACATGCTTATCTTTCAACTTGCCATCGCGTGTAGTGAACTGAAGAAGAAAGTCCAGATCGCCTGTGTAGAGATAGTGCAGTCGTTCATATACATCTATGGCATTGGTATTAAACAGTGAGACTCGTGCTTGTAATCGCCTATGTAGCATTCGCGAATCATCTTCGGCGTTGATGAAGACAACCTGGGATTGCTTAGTCTTCAATCGCAAGAACGGTTGACCCTGCGTTAAAGCACATGCTAGTTCTAGCAACAAGAACGATTTGCCTACACCTGGAGCGCCCGTGAGCATGCCCACGTAGCTATCCTCTACTAATCCGGAGATTATCCAGTCGAACGGTTCAGGAACTTGGTTATAGGCGTAAAGAGAACTGAAGGGAACGAGAGACAGATTGGTTAACTTCTGTTGAGGCTTCCAGCCCACTGCTTGTGCGAGCTTCTTTATATACGCTCCTGTCACTGGCTTCTTGGTATCTCCGAATGAAGCCCAGCGGTGTTCTATATCCTCGCGTCCTGCATATCGCTCATCTGCAATTGACCACTCATCATAAAGATCGAGTCCAGCTTCGGAGCCGGATGTCTCATAGTGAATAGCCATTCCTATATGAAGCCATTCGTTGTACTCAAAGTTCGTGACGGGAAGAGAATTGAGCATAGAAGCTATCTCGCCAGCAGATAGGAATACTGCAGGCGAGTTTAGCCATTGCTCTTGTTGAGCAGTTAACGCGGCGCTATTGCCATTCAGCGGTTCGTGGCTTGCGCCCTGGATCAAGGCGGGTTCAAGGAATGCACCCGCCACTTGCCCACCTGAGAATGCTGATTCTATTGAGGGCGATGCTGGTTCAAAGAAGACTCCAGAAATGTCAGTCCTACTTGTATCGATTGCTTCAGAAATACCAAGCCACGCTGCGGCGTGCGTGAGAGCATTGCGATAGTCCTCGGGTGATATTGGTTCTGAGAGCGGAATAACCAAGCGCCATCTTGGGTTATCTCGACTTGAAGAATACGTAGAGTAATACGCATACGCCAGGCCTGAGGTATCCAGCGTTGGGATAATATCCTCAGGCACAATCGCAACCGGGACGCCGGCGTTGTCGATATCAAATACCAACCCACCGATGCTCTTAACATTGCGGTTCTTCCTACGCTTCTCGGCCCCGTACTCGGCAAAGCTAAAGGCAGGGATGTTCCGTTTATCTGTCCGCTCAACTCTTTTTGGTAGTGTGACGAAGTCATAGAACTCTTCCCAGTTTACTTCTTGCTCTTTCGGTGTGTTGTCAAACGCATTTTTGAATCGAGAGATTCTTATGTTACGATTGTCCATGTGATGTCCTTGATAAAGACATTGCATCTCCTGTGGTGTAGTTCATCACGCCCAGCGGTCACTCGAATCGCTGGGCGTTTTTGATCTGTGAGCGCATCCTACGATACGCGTCCTTATTGTTACTCCCACTAGAGATATATCGCCGCCACGCCTCTTTAGACATGTCAGGCCTAAGTTCTTCTTTTGACAAAGCAAAGTCGGGGTTCATGCCTATCTCATAAGCGCCTATCACTGAGATCCGGCCCTTCTCAACCCACTTGTAGATCGTCCCTGAGGAGAACCCAGTTTGCCTGGCTATCTCAAGACGATTACCGCCGAAGTAGTCGACGAGCTTACAGACGCCAATCCACATCAGCTCAATTTCTTTCGCAGTAAAGAACCTGCGCTTAGGAGTATCCATATCGCTGGCTAAGCGCGCGTATCTACGGCGCTTCGCTATATGTGGCCCCTGTCGGTCTTTCTCTATCAAAGGGCTTTTTACGTATCTGCGCCTGTGATATTTACGACGGAGCTTAACTAGATCTTCATGTGTTAACGGCATAGATATACTTTGATATATTATTTGCAAATATTATGGTATAATTTTACCACCAGATCCGCTAATTGAAAATAAATGAAAAATCTATATTGGCAACCACCAGCGATCGAGTTCTTAAAGGCTACGGGGAAAGGAATCCTGGCGCTACGAATGGGGATGGGTAAAAGTCGTTGTGCTCTACTTGCCATTCCAGAAGAAGCAGAACGTGTCTTGATTATCTGCCCTTCTATCGCGGTGAAGAACTGGGTGAAAGAGATTGAGAAATGGCATCCAGCTTTATTGCAGGATCTCAAGCTGGTTTTGAGCGGTAAAGACAATCCCAAAGACGGGAAAGTTGTCATCTGCTCTTACGCCATGTACACGCGACTCGGCCCGGAGAAATTCTATAAGCCTGACGTGGCCATTCTTGACGAATCTCATTACTTCAAGAATAACAAAGCGAAGCGCACTAAAGCGATCAAGACCTTGATCAAAGCAGTGAAGCGCGTGTATATGCTCACTGGTACCCCTGTGCTTAATAGGCCGATCGAGCTATTCCCAGTACTCCAGGCGCTTGGCATTCAGAAGAACTACAGGAATTATGTATTCAGGTTCTGTGATGGCTTCATAAATCCTTGGGGCGGACTTGACGCGCGCGGTGCCAGTGACCTCGCTGAACTGAAGAAGCTACTTGATCCTATCATGTTCGTCAGAACTGAGAAAGATCTCGAGGGCTATACTCCTGGGCGCATGCCCACGCGTATCGTTGAACTCGATCTGCCAGTAGACATCAGAGAGAAGAAGCTTAACAAAGCAGAGATCATTAAGAACCCTAATGCTTTGATCTTTGAAACCGTCTCAGACATCATGCATCAATCTGCTCTGCGCAAGGTGCCTAAAGCGATTGAATACATCAAAGACGTCCTGGAAATGGAGGAAAAAGTTGTGGTATTCTGTCGCCATCTAGATGTGGTGGCAGAATTGCATAACGCTCTGATCGAGTACGGCGTGATCAGTATTACAGGTAAGTCTAAAGACAAATTCGGTAATGCGGAACTGTTCAACATGGACAGATCAATCCGCGTTATGATAGCGAACTATGAGGCGGGCGGTGTTGCGATCTCTTTAACAGCGTCCGCATATGTAGTGTTTGTCGAATGCCCTTGGACCCCAGCAATTATTGACCAAGCAATCGCACGCTGCGATCGCCTTGGACAGATGCGCAAGGTCGTTGTGGATATTCTGACAATCAGCCAAAGCATAGATGCAAACGTGCTTCATGCGATTATCGACAAAGTGGACATCATCAACCAGATAGTACAGGAGACTGAAATCATGGGTAAAGTTAAGGAAGAAAAGAAACCGGCACTGTGTCTCAATGGGCTTGTCACGCAACTCGACAAGATCAAGGAGTTGACAGAAGGGCTCATCAGCGACATCTCTGAGTTCGCGAATGCAACAAGCGAACCAGAAGTTGACGAGCTCGAAGCGGAGTTGAACGACGTTGAAGAAGAGGTAATCACCTTCGATGTCATTCGCCAGAAGCTCGCCGCGGTAATGCGTACGCACGGCAGCGAGCGCGTGAAGGAAATCCTGAGTGACTTCGAAGCGAAGAAGCTCAGCGACCTTCATGAAGATGACTACCCCGCAGTGTTCAAGCGGGCAAACCGGGAAACGCCTCAGTGAGTAATCACGCTGTACTCGCACCATCAGCAGCGCATCGTTGGATGCGCTGTCCTGGTTCTGTTCAACTCGAAGAGTCAGTCAGAATCCTGGATGGAGAACCAAGGCAAAATCCTGAGGCTGCGCTTGGCACCGCGCTTCATGAGCTCGCTGATGATGCCTTGTCATTCGGCAAAGACTTAACTGACTTTATCGGTATGACATACAATGGCATCGAGATCAATAACGAAGATCTAGTCATTCACCGGCTAAAGCCATATGTTGATTATGTGAATGATTGCGAACGGGACTTCGGCCTTAAACTCTTCACAGAGTTTAAGGTTACTGTCCATGAGTACTGCTGGGGTACTGCTGACGCGGTGCTTGCAAGTGATTCACTCGTCATCGTCGTAGACTTGAAGACCGGTTCTGGTACTATGGTGCATGCTGATAGCAACAAGCAATTGTTGATCTATGCTCTTGGCGTGTATATGGACTTAGTAACTCTCTTCGACTTTACTGATGAGACCACGTTCCGCCTCTGCATTAGTCAAGGCGCCAAAGATCATCACGACGAAGTGGACGTCTCCGTTAAAGACTTGAAGAAATTCAAGAAGTTGCTTTACGCGGCGATTGAAGCGACGCAGATGCCTAACGCGCCATTGGTGCCAGGAGAAGCGCAATGCCAGTGGTGCTTAGCGCGATCCTCTTGCCCTGCTCTGAACCGTCTCGTGGCTCAGGAAACTGCCCAAGACTTCGCTGACATGTCAGCCCAAAGTCTGGCAGAAGCACTTGAGCTCTTGCCCGTCGTCAAATCCTGGATCAAAGGCGTTGA